ATGAGCAAAACGCTTGCGGCGCGTTGGGCGGCGTTGCGCGCGCTGCACGGCGGCGCGCCGGCGAGTCTCGAATTGCTGGCCGAGGCTACCGGGCGCTCGGCAGCGGCGCTGCGGCGGCGGGCGCAGGCGGAAGGCTGGAAGCCGGCGCGCCGGAAGGGCAAGGGCGGCGAAAGCCGGGAAGAGCGCATCGTCCGGCTGGTCGACCACATTCTGGACGTGGCGGAAGAAGCCGGGTCGGAGGACATCCTGGACAAGGGCCGCATCGACGCGGCCTCCGCGCTGATGCGCATCCTGGAAAAGATAAGCGAAGTCACGCGCGGCGAAGGCTGCGCGAAGGAAAACAACGCAGGACGGGATGGAGAGATTGCCGACGTGCTCGGACGCATCGACGAACGCATCATCGAACTGGCTGAGGCATACGCACGCAGGCTGGTCGCGGAAGGAATTGACGCAGGAACAGGCGGACCTGGTCAGGGGTGAATGGTTCTTTCATGCGCGGATCAGCCAGTATCCCCTGAGGTTCCAGCCTTCGACGTGGCTGGTTCTGGGAGGGCGCGGAGCCGGCAAGACGCGGCTCGGCGCCGAATGGGTGAACGGGCTGGTACGGGGTTTCTCACCCTTTGCGCTGAAACGGCATGACCGCATCGCGCTGGTCGGCGAGACGCTGTCGGACGTGCGCGAGGTGATGATCGAAGGGCCTTCCGGGATCGTGTCCATGTCGCGCCGCGACAGGCCGCGCTTCGAGCCGTCGCGGCGCCGGCTGGTGTGGGACAACGGCGCGGTGGCGCAGATTTTCTCCTCCGAGGACCCGGACAGCCTGCGCGGCCCGCAATTCGCGGCCGCCTGGTGCGACGAGGCGGCGAAATGGAAACACGCCGAGGCGTGCTTCGACATGCTGCAATTCGGGCTGCGGCTGGGTGAAAACCCGCGCCAGCTCGTGACCACGACGCCCAAGCCCACCCGGCTGATCAAGCGGCTGCTGGCCGATCCGTCGGTGGGCGTGACGCGCATGGGCACGCGGGAGAACGCGGCCAATCTCGCGCCGGGCTTCGTCAAGGCGATCGAGGGGCGCTACGCGGGAACGCGGCTTGCCCGCCAGGAACTGGACGGCGAGCTGGTCGAGGACCGCGAGGACGCGCTCTGGTCGCGCCGGCTGCTGGAGGACGCGGTCGTCGGCGTGCTGCCGGAAATCGGCCGCATCGTCGTCGCGGTCGACCCGCCGGCTTCTTCCGGGAAAACGTCGGACGCATGCGGCATCGTCGCGGCCGGGCTGGCGGCGGATGGCGGCGTGATCGTGCTGGCCGACGCGACGATCCAAGGGGCGAAGCCGCAGGGTTGGGCGAAGGCGGCGGTGGATTTGTATCATGGGCTCAAGGCGGATTGCCTTGTGGCCGAGGTGAACCAGGGCGGCGACATGGTCGCGGCGATCATCAGGACGGTCGACCCGGCCGTGCCGGTGAAGCCGGTCCATGCGCGGCGGGGGAAATGGCTGCGCGCCGAACCCGTCGCGGCGCTCTACGAACAGGGACGGGTGCGCCACGCGCACCGCTTTCCCGAGCTCGAGGACCAGATGTGCGATTTCGGGCCGGGCGGACTGTCCGGCGGCCGCTCGCCCGACCGGCTGGATGCGCTGGTCTGGGCCGTGAACGAGCTTCTCCGGCACGGGCAGCCGAGCCCGCGCGTCCGCGACTTTCAATAAGGATGATCGAATGGCTTGGAACTGGCCCTGGTCGCGCCGCCGGGACGGCGCAGGCATGCCGATGGAGCGCAAGGACGCGTTTCCCGGCTTCGTCGCGCTGCACGCATCGGCCGACGCGCGCTGGACGGAACGGGACTATCGTGCGCTGGCACGCGAGGGATTCATGCGCAATCCGGTGGTGCATCGGGCGGTGCGGCTGATCGCCGAGACGGCGTCGGCCGTGCCGTGGCTGCTCTACGAGGGCGCGGCGGAGCTGGAGGACCACCCGCTGCTCGGCCTGCTGGAGCGGCCGAACCAGCGGCACGCCGGCGCGAGCTTTCTCGAGGCGCTTTACGGGCACCTGCTGATCTCCGGCAACGCCTATGTCGAGCTGATCGAGGTCGGCGAGACGGCGCGGGAGCTGCATCTGTTGCGGCCCGATCGCGTCTCGGTGACGACCGACGCGGGCGGCTGGGCGGCGCATCTCGACTACCGCGAAGGAAAGCACCGCCGCGCCGTGCCGCTGGGGCCGGGCGGGGCGCTGCACATGACGCTCTTCCACCCGCTCGACGACCATTACGGTTTTCCGCCGCTGGAGGCGGCGCTGATGGCGCTCGATACGCACAATTCGGCAGGGCGCTGGAACAAGGCGCTGCTCGACAATTCGGCGCGCCCCTCCGGCGCGCTGGTCTATGCGCCCAAGGAGGGCGGCAACCTGACCGACGAGCAGTTCGACCGGCTGAAGAAGGAGCTGGAGGACGGCTATGCCGGCGCGCAGCGCGCCGGCCGGCCGCTGCTGCTGGAGGGCGGGCTGGACTGGAAGGCGATGAGCCTGTCGCCGAAGGACATGGACTTCATCGAGGCGAAGAATTCGGCGAGCCGCGACATCGCGCTGGCCTTCGGCGTGCCGCCCATGCTGCTCGGCATTCCGGGCGACAACACCTACGCCAACTACCAGGAGGCGAACCGCGCCTTCTACCGCATGACGGTGCTGCCGCTGGTGGCGCGCACGGCCAAGGAGTTTTCCGCCTGGCTGTCGCCGGCCTTCGGCGGCGGCCTGCGGCTGTGGTTCGACGCTGACCGCGTCGACGGGCTGGCCGGCGAGCGCGAGGCGCTGTGGGCGCGGGTCGGCGCGGCCGATTTCCTGACCGAGGACGAGAAACGCGAGGCCGTGGGCTACCAGCCCCGGAATGTGTAGCCGATGGACAATTCCCAGTTTTCCGTGCCGCCGGACGCGGCCTGGCTGTGGGCGGCGAAGGGCGCCGGCGCGGTGGCGGGCTCGGCGATCTCGCTGGCCTATGTGCTGCCGAAGGGCCCGCGCGAGGCGGCGATCCGCTTCGCGGTCGGCGTCATCTGCGGGCTGGTGTTCGGCGGCGCGGCCGGCGTCAAGATCGCCGACGAGCTGGGCATCGCAGGGCTGATCGGAGCCGGCGAGACGATGCTGGCGGGTGCGGCGGCGGCCAGCCTCTGCGCCTGGTGGGCGCTGGGCCTGGCGATGCGCTTCTTCGCGCAGGGCGGCTTCGGCAAGCGGATTTCGGGACAGGAGAATGCCGATGGGCAGTGAGGCGCTCGAGCGCCGCGATGAGCGGAAATTCGTCGGGCTGACGCTCGACGGGGTCGAGGCGGACGGCGTCTTTTCCGGCTACGCCAGCCTGTTCGGCAAGGTCGATCTCGGCCGCGACGTGGTCGAGCGCGGCGCTTTCGCGCGTTCGCTGGAGAAGCGCGGCGCGGGCGGCATCCGCATGCTGTTCCAGCACGATCCGAACGAGCCGATCGGCGTGTGGACCGACATCCGCGAAGACGCCCGCGGCCTTTTCGTGCGCGGCAAGCTGTCGAAGGACGTGGCGCGTGGGCGGGAGGTGCTGTCGCTGCTGCGCGGCAAGGCGCTGGACGGGCTGTCCATCGGCTTCCGCACGGTGCGGGCGAAGGCCGACCCGGCGAGCGGCGTGCGCCGCATCCTGGAGGCGGACCTTTGGGAAATATCCGTGGTGACGTTTCCCATGCTGCCAGGCGCGCGCGTCGAGACCGTGAAAGGGCGCAAGACGCTGCCGACGATCCGTGAATTCGAGAACTGGCTCACGCGGGATGCTGGGCTGACGCGAAGCGACGCCCGCACGGTGATCGCCAAGGGCTTCGCTCAACTGACGCGCGAGCGGGACGCCGCGACCGAGAACGGCCTCGTGGGAAAAATCCGCGCGGCGACCCGACTGATGCAGGACAACAAGGATTTCAGATGAGCGCAGAACAGCTTTCCCGCGCGCCCGAGACCAAGGGCGGCGACACGGCCGAGCTTGCCGATGCCTTCGGCGAGTTCATGAGCACGTTCGAGGCCTTCAAGGAGACGAACGACCGCCGTCTGGCGGAACTGGAGGAGAAAAAGAGCGCCGACGTGGTGACGGCCGACAAGGTCGACCGCATCTCGCGCGCCATGGACGAGCAGAAACGCGCGATCGACGGGCTTTCGCTCAAACGGTTGCGGCCGCAGCTCGGTCACGACCGGGCGCAGACCATGCCGAGCGAGCATAAGAGCGCCTTCGAGGCCTATATGCGCGGCGGCGACGAGACGAGGATCAGGGCGCTGGACACCAAGGCGATGTCCTACGGCTCCGGCCCGGACGGCGGCTACCTGGTGCCGGCCGAGACGGAAGCCGCGATCGGCCGCCGGCTCTCGGCCATCTCGCCGATCCGCTCGATCGCCTCGGTGCGGCAGGTGTCGTCCGCCGTGTTGAAAAAGCCGTTCTCGTCGGCCGGCCCGGCCGTGGGATGGGTGGCCGAGACGGCGAGCCGCACGCAGACCAGCACCAACACGCTGGCGGAACTGTCCTTCCCCACGGCCGAGCTTTACGCGCTGCCGGCGGCGACCGCCTCGCTGCTGGAGGATTCGGTGGTCGATCTGGACCAGTGGATCGCGGCCGAGGTCGAAGCGGCCTTCGCCGAGCAGGAGGGCAACGCCTTCGTCGTCGGCAACGGCACCAACAAGCCGAAGGGTTTTCTCGACTACACGAAGGTCGTGGAATCGAGCTGGAGCTGGGGCAATATCGGCTACATCATCACCGGCGTGTCCGGCGGTCTGCCGGCCAGCAACCCCTCCGACGTGCTGATCGACACGATCTACGCGCTGAAGGCAGGCTACCGCCAGAACGCCAGCTTCGTGATGAACCGCAAGACGCAGGCCTCGGTGCGCAAGCTCAAGGATGCCGACGGCAACTATCTGTGGACCCCGCCGGCGGCGGCCGGGCAGCAGGCGATGCTGATGGGGTTCCCGCTGGTCGAGGCCGAGGACATGCCGGACGCCGGCGCCAACACCACGCCGATCGCCTTCGGCGACTTTTCGCGCGGCTACCTGATCGTCGACCGGACGGGGGTTCGCGTGCTGCGCGACCCGTATTCGGCCAAGCCCTACGTGCTGTTCTACGTGACCAAGCGCGTCGGCGGCGGCGTGCAGGACTTCGATGCCATCAAGCTGCTGAAGTACGGCACGGCGTGACGCGTCGCGGCGGCCTGGCCGCCTGACGATGCGCGACGGCCCCGGTGTCCCTCCCACCGGGGCCGTTTTCTTTTCCGAAAGCGACAAGGACTTGCCAATGACGCTGATCAGAACCGTCGAGCCGGCGGCCGAGCCGGTGACGCTGGCCGAACTGAAGGCGCATCTGCGCCTTTCGCATGACGGCGAGGACGACCTGCTTTCCGGCCTGATCCGCGCCGCGCGCGAGGACATCGAACGCGCCACCGGGCTGGCGCTGGTCGAGCAGGGCTGGCGGCTGGTGCTGGACGACCTGCCGGCCGGCGGCTGCGTGACCATCGCCAGGCATCCGGTGCGCGAAATCCTCTCGGTGACCGCCTACGGCACGGAGGGCGAGGCCTCGCTGATCCCGGCGACGGCCTACGAGGCCGATCTGGTGTCGCGCCCGGCGCGGCTCGTGTTCTCGCAGGCGATCTCGCCGCTGAGGACGATGAACGGCATAGAGATCGATTTCACCGCCGGATTCGGCGAGGCCGGACCGGACGTGCCCGACCTGCTGCGCCGCGCCATCCTGATCCTGGCTGCGCATTGGTATGAGTTCCGCACGGGTTTCGCCGCCGCCGATCAGCCGGTTTCCTATCCGCCCGGCTACGAGCGGATGATCGCCGGCCACCGGTCGCGGAGGCTGTGACATGCGCGCGCTCTTCATCGAGCCCGGCGCGCTGCGTCACGAGCTTGCGCTGGAAGCCGTGGCGCTGACGGCCGACGGCGCGGGCGGCCACACGCAGACATGGAGCGAGGTCGGCACGGTCTTCGCCATGATCGAGCCGGTGACGGCCTCCGCCACGTTCGGGGCCGACCAGACGCTGGAGACGGTGACGCACCGCGTCACGCTGCGCCACCGGCCGGGCGTCGCCAGCGGCATGCGCTTCACCGGCAACGGGCGGTCGTTCGACATCGTGACGGTTCACGACCCGGACGAAACCGGCCGCTATTTCGTTTGCAGGACAAGGGAGGTCGGACGATGAAACTGGCCATGCAACTGACCATCGACGGTCTCGTGCGCGCGCTGCGCATGAAGGGACACGCGCTGGCGGACGACGCCGAGGCGGGCTATCGTCGCGCCGATGCGGCCGAGGAGACGAGCCGGGGACGCGTGCGGCACGGCCCGGCCAGGGAGACGGACGATGACCGCGCCCGCTCTTGAGCTGCAGAAGGCGATCTTCGCCGCTCTGACCGGAGATGCCGCGACCGCGGCGCTGATAGGGGAGCGCGTGTTCGATCACGCGCCCGCGGATGTCCCCTTTCCCTATGTCAGCTTCGGTCGCACCAGCATCTACGACTGGAGCACCGGGACCGAGAGCGGCACGGAGCAGCTCTTCACCCTGCATGTCTGGTCGAAGGCCAGGGGCAAGGCGGAGACGCTCCGCGTCATGGAACGCGCGCAGACCGTGCTGGACGATGCCGCGCTGAGCCTCGACGGACACAGCCTAGTCAATCTGCGGCTGGAGTTTTCCGAGGTGCGCTACGACGACGACATCTCGGTCTACCACGGCCTGCTGCGCTTCCGGGCCGTGACCGAACCGGCGACCTGAACGCCAGACACATCCGACAGTTCACAAGGAGAGCGACATGGTCGCACAGAAGGGGAAGGATCTTCTCCTCAAGATCGATTCCGACGGCGCGGGCAGCTTCGTCACGGTGGCGGGGCTGCGGGCGCGGCGGATCGCCTTCAACAGCGAGACGGTGGATATCACCGATTCCGATTCCGCCGGCCGCTGGCGCGAGCTTCTGGCGGGCAGCGGCGTGCAGCGGGCCTCCGTCAGCGGCTCGGGCATCTTCAAGGACGCCGCGTCGGACGCGTCGATCCGGGCGCGCTTCTTTGCGGGCGAGATCGTGAACTGGCAGATCGTGGTGCCGGATTTCGGCACGGTGCAGGGTCCTTTCCAGATCACCGCGCTGGAATATTCCGGCAATCATGACGGCGAGGTGACGTTCGAGGTCGCGCTGGAATCGGCCGGTGCGATCGGCTTCACGGCGGCGCCATGATCGCCAACAGGCGACGCGGCGAGATCGCCGCCGAGCTCGACGGAAAGCCCTACCGGCTGTGCCTGACGCTCGGCGCGCTGGCCGAGCTCGAGGCCGCCTATGCGGCGGAGGATCTGGGCGCGCTGGTGGAACGGTTCTCGCGCGGAAAGCTGTCGGCGCGCGATATCGTGCGGATCGTTGGCGCGGGGCTGCGGGGAGGAGGCAGCGATCTTTCCGACGAAGAAGTCGCGACGATGCGTGCCGAGAACGGCGTGACGGGTTTCGCGGCCATCGTCACCGAGCTTCTGACCGTGACCTTTGGCGCGGCGGGAGGCGCGGCGGCGCGGGAAGCCACCGCGCGCCCCTGAGGGCCGCCGCCGGCGCGACCAGCGAATTTCCGTGGGATGCCGTCATGGCCGCGGCGTTCGGCCGGCTGCGGCTGTCCCCAAGGGACTTCTGGTCGATGACGCCGCGCGAACTGGAGCGGGCGCTGAGCGTGCTCGGGCCGGCTCCGGGCATCGGCGCGCCGGGGCGCGACGAGCTCGCCGCGCTGATGAAGCAGTTTCCCGATGAGAGGAGAGAGACGTGGCCGAAGAGGTGAAGATCCGCTTCGAGGCGGACACGACGCCGATCGAAACGGCGCTGAAGAGCCTGGAGCGCCTGTCGGACAGTTTCGGCAGCCAGCTCACCAACGCGTTCCGCAGCGCGATCGTCAGCGGACGCGAGCTCGACGACGTGCTGCGCGGGCTGGCGCTGAACATGGCGGGCATGGCGCTCCAGCAAGGGCTTGCGCCGCTGCAATCGCTGGCCGGCTCGCTGTTCAAGGGCCTGCTCGGCGGCGTGCTGCCCTTCGCCAAGGGCGGCGTGCCCGGCCATGTCGTGCCGTTCGCCTCGGGCGGCGTCGTGTCGTCGCCGAGCTATTTTCCGATGGGCCGGAATGTCGGCCTGATGGGCGAGGCGGGCGCGGAGGCCATCCTGCCCCTGCAGCGCGGAGCCGACGGCCGGCTGGGCGTGGCGTCGGGCGGGGGCGGAGCCTCGGTCAATGTCGTGTTCAACGTGACGGCGTCGGACGCGGCCTCGTTCCGCAAGTCCGAGGCGCAGGTGTCGGGCATGCTGGCGCGGGCCGTCTCGCGCGGCACCCGCACGCTTTGACATATCCTCATACTCCCTGGATGGACGATGTCCGAATTTTCGAGTTTTCATGACGAGCGCTTCCCGCTCGCCGTCTCCTTCGGCGCGACCGGCGGGCCGGAATGGCGCAACGAGATCGTGGCGATGACCTCGGGCCGCGAGAAGCGCAACGCCCGTCTCTCGCAGTCCAGGCGACGCTATGACGCCGGGACCGGCGTGCGCTCCATGGCCGACCTGCACGAAGTGCTGGCCTTTTTCGAGGCGCGGCGCGGCTCCCTGCACGCCTTTCGTTTCCGCGATCCGTTCGACATGAAGTCGTGCCGGCCGGACCAGACCGTCGCGGCGGGCGACCAGCTTCTGGGAACCGGCGACGGGACGCGGACGCGTTTCGTGCTGGCCAAGACCTATGGCGGCGGCGCCGACGCATTCGCGCGGCCGATCCTCAAGCCGTTGGCGGGAACCCTGCTGATCGCGGTGGACGGCGTGGCGAAGACATCGCCGGCGCACTTCACCTTCGATGCGGCCACCGGCGAGATCGTCTTCTCGCCGGGCGCGGCGCCGGCGGCGGGCAAGGCCGTGACGGCCGGCTTCGAGTTCGACGTGCCGGTGCGTTTCGACATCGAGCACCTGTCCTTCAGCCTGACGAGCTTCAAGGCCGGACAGATCCCGTCCATCCCGCTGATCGAGGTGCGCCTGTGAGCGTCTGGCCGGAGCCGCTGCAAGACCATGTCCAGCGCGAGGTGACGACGGTCTGCCATTGCTGGCGGCTGACCCGGGCCGACGCGACCGTGATCGGCTTCACCGATCACGACAGGCCGCTGGCCGTTGACGGGACGGCATTCGAACCGGAAAGCGGCCTGAACGCCAGCGAGGCGCGCGATACGCTCGGGCTTGCCATCGACACGGTCGATGTCGAGGGCGCGCTGTCGTCGGAGCGGATCAGCGACGCCGACATCGCCGCCGGACTCTATGACGGCGCGACGGTCGAGACGCTGCTGGTGAACTGGCGCAACCCCACCGATTTCGTGCTTCTGCGCAAGGCGACGGTCGGCAAGATCACGCGTTCGGACCAGGGTTTCGTCGCCGAACTCGAAAGCATTGTCCATGCGCTGGACAGGCCGAACGGCCGCTATGTCAGCCGCTCCTGCGATGCCGAACTCGGCGACGCGCGCTGCAAGGTCAATCTGGAGGTTCCCGGGCGCATGTCGGCGGGCGTCGTCGTGTCGGTGGAGATGCCCGGCGCGTTCCTGGTGTCCGGCCTGGACGGTTTCGGGCAGGACTGGTTCACGCATGGCGTGCTGAGCTGGACGTCCGGCCCGTTGGCGGGCCGCACCGCCCGCGTCGAGGCGCACCGCAAGGATGCCGCCGGGGTGCGGCTGACGCTGCGGCCGGACGGCGCGGTGGCGGCCGCCGCCGGCGACAGCTTCACGCTGACCGCCGGCTGCGACAAGAAATTCTCGACCTGCAAGGCGAAGTTCGCCAATCCGCTCAATTTCCGGGGTTTTCCGCATCTTCCCGGAAACGACGCCGCCTATGCCTATGTCACCGACGGCGACACGTTCGACGGCGGGCCGCTGGTGCCGTGACCGATCCGGGCGAACGGGTGGCGGCCGAGGCCTGTCGCTGGATCGGAACGCCGTACCGGCACCAGGGACGGCGACGGCAGGTCGGGTGCGATTGCGTCGGCCTGCTGCTCGGTGTCTGGCGGGAGGTGCTCGGCCACGCGCCGCCGGCGCCGGACGTCTATTCGCCCGACTGGGCGGAGGCGACGGGGCGCGAGATTCTGCTGGAGGCGTTGCGCAGGCACGCGCGCCCAAAGGACGGCTGGACGATCGCGGCCGGCGATGTGCTCGCCTTCCGCTGGCGTCCGCATCTGCCGGCCAAGCATGTCGGCATAGCGGTGTCCGCCGAAAGCTTCGCGCACGGCTATCGCGGCGCCGGCGTCTGTCTGGCGGCGCTGGAGCCGCACTGGCGGCGTCGGATCGCCGCTATCTTCACCCTGCCGAACGACAAGGAAGGCTGACACGCGTCATGGCGACCATACTCCTGCAAGCTGCCGGCGGCGCGCTGGGCAGCGTCTTCGGCCCGGTGGGCGGCATCATCGGCGCGGCGATCGGATCGCTGGCGGGCTACGCCATCGACCGCACCCTGCTGGCCGAGACGCGCCACTACGAGGGGCCGCGCCTTTCCGGCGCAAGGCCGTTCACGGCCGAGGAGGGCGTCTCGATTCCGCGCGTCTACGGCATGGCGCGCGTCGGCGGCATCATGATCTGGGCGACGCGCTTCGAGGAGGCGAGCTCGACCAGCGGCGGCGGCAAGGGCGAGCCCAAGGTGACGGAGTATTCCTACTTCGCCAATGTCGCCTTCCTGCTCTGCGAGGGCGACATCGCCGGCATCCGGCGGGTCTGGGCGGACGGGCGCGAGGTCGACCGCGAGACGATCGAGCTGCGCGTCCACAAGGGGACCGAGACGCAGGGCGTCGATGCGCTCATCGCGGCCAAGCAGGGCAACGGCAACGCGCCCGCCTATCGCGGCTCGGCCTATGTCGTCATCGAGCGCTTCGACCTCGGCGCTTACGGCAACCGCATTCCGCAGTTCCAGTTCGAGGTGATCCGGCCGGTCGGCCCCTTCCATGAGAAGGTGAGGGCGGTGGCGATGATACCCGGCTCCACCGAGTACGGCCTGTCGCCGGCCGCCGTGACGCGAGAGATCCGCGAGGGCGAGACGAAGCCGCTCAACCGCCATGTGCTGTCGGCCGGAAGCGATTTCCTGGCCTCGCTCGACGAGTTGGAGGCGACCTGCCCGAACCTGGAGCACATCGCACTGGTCGTGTCCTGGTTCGGCGACGATCTGCGCGCCGGCACCTGCCGCATCCGCCCCGGCGTCACGACGACCGACGGCGGCGGCCTGTCGCAGGAATGGGGCGCTTCGGTCCGGCGCGGCGCCGCGATGCTCATGTCCACCCATGAAGGCAATGCCGCCTTCGGCGGAACGCCCTCCGATCGCAGCGTGATGGAGGCCATTTCGGCGATCAGGGCGCGCGGGCTGAAGGTGACGCTCTATCCCTTCCTCATGATGGATGTGCCGGCCGCGAACAGCCTGCCGGACCCCTATGGGGGCGCGAAGCAGGCGGCCTATCCCTGGCGCGGCCGCATCACCTGCATGCCGGCTCCCGGACAGCCGGGCACCGCCGACCGCACCGCCGCCGCGCGGACGCAGGTCAACGCCTTCTGCGGCGCGGCGCTGCCGGGCCAGTTCGAGCACGACGACGACATGATCGATTTCGACGGTGATCCTAGCGACTGGGGTTTCCGTCGCTTCGTGTTGCACCACGCCGCCCTCGCCAAGGCGGCAGGCGGCGTGGACGCGTTCGTGATCGGCTCGGAACTGCGCGGCCTGACGACGCTGCGCGACAATGCCGACGCCTTTCCCTTCGTGGAGAAGCTCTGCGCGCTTGCCGGCGAACTGCGCACCATGCTGGGCTCCGCCACGAAGATCTCCTACGCGGCCGACTGGAGCGAGTATTTCGGCTACCAGCCGCCGGACGGCGACGTCTACTACCATCTTGACCCGCTGTGGGCGCATGCGGCGATCGACGCGGTCGGCATCGACAACTACATGCCGCTCTCCGACTGGCGCGACGGCGACTATCGCGGCGGCAATCCGGACGGCTTCGCCGGCCCGTATGACGTGGACGCCCTGCGCGCCGCCATAACGAGCGGCGAGGGCTTCGACTGGTACTATCCCGACGCCGGCGCGCGAGCGGCGCGCGAGCGCGCCCCGATCACCGACGGGGCCTATGGCAAGCCATGGGTCTATCGCTACAAGGACCTGCTGAACTGGTGGTCGCAGCCGCACCGGCAGCGCATCGACGGTGTCGAGGCAGGCTCGCCGACCGCCTGGGTGCCGCGCTCGAAACCCATATGGTTCACGGAACTGGGTTGCCCGGCCGTCGACAAGGGCCCGAACCAGCCGAACGTTTTCCCCGATCCCAAGTCGGCGGAGAGCGCGCTGCCTTATTTCTCCGACGGCGGGCGATCCGACATCGCGCAGCGGCGCTTCATCGAGGCGCATGCGGATCACTGGGACTCGTCGTCGCCGGCTTTCGACGATGCATGGAACCCGACGTCAGCAGTCTATGGCGACCGGATGGTGGATGCGTCGCGGACCTATCTCTGGGCCTGGGACGCGCGGCCCTATCCGGCGTTTCCGCAGCGCGACGACGAGTGGTCGGACCATGCCAACTGGCATTACGGCCATTGGCTGAACGGACGGCTGGCCTCGCCTTCGGTCGGCGATCTCATCAACGCGATCCTCGGCGATCACGCATGCGCGCCGGCCGTGGTCACCGGCGTCGAGGCGACGGTTCCGGGTTATGTCATCTACGATCCGACCTCGGCGCGCGCGGCGCTGGAACCGCTGGCGGATCTCTTCGGCCTGGCCTGCCTGGAAACCGGCGGCACGCTGACCTTCCGCGGCGCGGCGACCAAGACCGGCCCCGCCATCCTGGTCGAGGACAAGGTTCTCGACGACAGGCAACCGGTGCTGGAGCAGGTGCGGCCGCCCGACCACCAGTTGCCCGGCGAGGCGGTCCTGACGTTCCGCGACCCGATGACCGACTACCAGTCGATCACCGTGCGCGACCGCAGGGTCGGGCTCGCCGGCCATCGGCAGGAGACGATCAGCTTTCCGGGCGTGCTGGAGGCCGGACAGGGCAGGGCGCTCGCCGGCGACTGGATGCGGCGGATCTGGAGCGAGCGCGAGCAGATCGGCTTCGCGGTCGGACCGCTCGATCCCGTTCTCGTGCCGGGCGCGGTGGTGCGGCTTCCGGAAACGGGCGACCGCGAGTTCCTGATCACGCAGATCGAGGACGGACTGGTCCGGCGCGTGGCGGCGAGACAGGTGGCGCGCGGCGCGCCGGCGCGCTGGGAATCGTCCAACGCGCGTCAGGCGACGGCGGCATGGCCCTTTGCCGGCACGCCGCTCGCCTGGTTCCTCGACCTGCCGCTGATGGACGGCTCGAGCCTGCCGCAAGACTGGTTCCGGCTGGCCGCGTGGCAGACGCCCTGGCGCGGGCAAGCCGTGTTCTCCTCGCCGGAAGAGAGTGGCTATGCGCTCCGCGCCAGCGTCGCCAGCCCCGCGACGGTCGGCACCCTCGCCGAACCGCTGGCGGCCGGGCCGCTGGGCAGGATCGACCTCGGCAACCAACTCACCGTAAGGCTGAACGACGGCGAGCTTGCCAGCGTCTCGCGCGGACATGTTCTCAACGGCGCGAACGCGATCGCCGTCCAATCGGCTTCCGGCGTCTGGGAGATCAGCCAGTTCGAGCAGGCCGACGAGATCGAGCCTGACGTGTGGCGGCTGTCGCGGCTGCTGCGCGGGCAGTTCGGCACGGACGACGCCACCGCGGCGGGGGCCCCGAGCGGCGCGCGTGTCGTGTTGCTCAACGAGGCCGTGCGGCCGGCGGGGCTGCGGTCCGGCGAAGCCGGCCTGCATCTCAACTGGCGGGTGGGGCCGCGGACCGGCGATTTCTCGGCCGCGAGCTTTGCGTTGCGCAGCGAAACCGGCGGCCTGCGTGCGCTCACGCCGCTCGCGCCCGTGCATCTGCGCGCACGTCCGGATGGTGGCGGCCTGTTCCTGTCCTGGATCAGGCGCGGCCGGGTCGATGCCGACAACTGGCTGCCGGCCGACATCCCGCTCGGCGAGGAAACGGAAAGCTACCAGGTCGAGGTGGCGTCCGCCGGCGGCGTGATCGTCCGTACCGAGACCGTGACCTTGCCGGCATTCACCTATTCGGCCGCGATGCTGGCTGCCGATTTCGGCACGCCGCCGGCCGGGCTTGATGTCACGGTCAGGCAGATGAGCGCCGCCGGCGGTCCGGGCCTGCCGCGTACACTGAGAGTCACGCTCTAACTTTTTCAACGCCAAGGAGAACTACAATGACCGACATCAAGCCGTGGTATCTGTCGCGGACTATCTGGGCCTCGCTGGTCACCATACTGACGGCCGTCGGCGGCATCGCCGGATTGCCGCTCGCCGGGATCGACGGTTCGGCGCTGACCGATACGTTGCTGCAGGCGGTCACCGCCATCAGCGGACTGCTTGCGATCTTCGGCCGCCTGAATGCGAGCAGCCGGCTCGGCAAGTGA